TGTGCGAAGCAGCAGCAGAGGGTGACGCCGGAAAAGGCATGTTCACGACTGGTCTATCTGAAACCGGTACTGAGCCAGCCACGCACTACATCAGCAGCGGCCCGATCTATGAGAGCCTCGCCGATTTGCTCCCACTCACCACAGTGGCATACGAGGAAGACGACGCAGCGGAAACCACACGCCCCGGCAACGTGCCCGTGGTCGAAGGGCTGGCAGCACAAGCTGGAATCACGCTACCACCCGGCACCATCGCCGCGCTTTTTGACGCGATCGACGTGACGGAGTTGGGGCCGTGGGGGGCTATGGCGCGGCTGGGGTTGGTGATGGTGCAGGCTGAGGCCGTTGAATGATGCAAGCCGGACGCCTCTCCACCCGCTGCGTAATCCAGCGCCGCACAGGTGGCACCAACGATTGGGGCGAACCATTGCCCGAAGGCTGGGAAACGCACGCTACCGTGTGGGCGAACGTCAAGCACCTGTCGGGCAGCGAAGCCATCAAAGCAGATGCTGAAGTCTCAACCGTGCGCGCCAGCATCCGCATCCGATTTCGCAGCGACATCACCGCAGGCATGCGCGTGCTGATTGGGCTGGCGGTGTACCAAATCGAGGCGGTGATACCTGACATGGGACGGCGCGAGTTTGTGGATTTGGCGTGTAAGGCGGTGCAGTAATGGCAAACGGGCGCGGCGGATCGCGCAGGCGCAGACAACCCCTGACCGGCCCGTCATCTGAGGCGTTCTTCTGTGATGCCTCGGAAATCGACGGCATCGCGGCCCTCATGGACAAAATGGGCGAAGCAGTGCGCGACGCCATCCGGCCCGTTGCCCAGGCTGGTGCCCAGGTGCTCTATGACCGCGTGAAACTGAACGTCGCAGGCATGGGCGCCAAGACTGGCAACCTGCAAAGCGCCATCTATCAGGCATACATGAAAGAGTCTTCTGTAGAAGGCAAATCAGCGCTCTATCGCATTTCGTGGAACGTCACAAAAGCACCGCATGGCCGGTTGTTAGAGCACGGCTGGATTCAGCGGTACAAGGTTTACATGGGCAAAAACGGCCAGTGGTACACGCTCAAGAAGTCGCCACTGCAAACCCCCATCCAACACCCTGGCCGCGCATTCATCCGGCGGGCTGGCGCGGCTGAAGGCGAAGCAATCGACGCCATGAAGGCAGAACTACAAAAGCGCCTTGATGGCCTTTACTACGGCGGGGCATAAATGGCACTGGAAGAAGAACTCATTGCAAGGATGCGCCTGCACTGCCCCCGCGTGTTGTCGCCTACGGCGCCCTACGGCACGGCCAGGCCATATCTGACGTGGCAGCACATCGGCGGCACGGCCTTTCGATTCATGGACAACAGCGCGCCAGACAAGCGCAACGCATTCATTCAGGTCAACGCATGGGCCGATAGCAAAAAGGCCGCGTTTGACCTGTTGCGCGCCGTGGAAGCCGAACTGTGCGCCATTGCCCCCGGTGTCGGGTTCGTTGCGGCACCGATTGAAGAGCCCTCAGACGCCTATGTAGAAGGCGATGAAGGGCAATCTCCAGGCGAACTCAAAGGCGCACTACAGACATTCAAGGTGTGGGGCGCGAGAGCCTGACACCAAATTTGATTAAGGGCTGAAAAGCCCACCCCAGCAAGGCCCCACCGGAGCAATTCGGCGGGGCCTTTTCGTTGCCCGGCAAGGGCGCAACCAGACCCGCTTATGCGGGTTTTTTCACTTCTGAAAGGCCCACCATGGCACTGTATTTCCCTGAAGGCTCAAGCCAACAGTTCTCGCAAACGTTCGCGTCTGCAAAGAACATCACCGCACTGACCAACGCAAATCCTGCGGTGGCAACGTCCACCGCACACGGCTACGTGACCGGCGATGAGGTGTTGATCACCTCTGGCTGGGAAGACGCGACGGACAGCGTCTACAAGATCGAAGTTGTTGATGCCAACAGCTTCAAGATTCTGGGCCTGGACACCAGCAATACCGGCTTCTTCCCTGCTGGCACGGGCACCGGCACGGCCCAGAAGATCAGCGCATGGACGGCTATCCCCCAGGTGCTGACGATCAGCGGCTCGGGTGGCGACGCCCGGTTTACCGATGTTCAACTTCTGGCACGCCGCAACAGCCTGAAGATTCCGACCGGCTTCAACGCCACCAGCATCACCATGTCGCTGGCGCACGACGCCGCCCAGGCTGGTTACATCACCATGCAGGGCATCTCGCGCAACCTGTCCAAAGTGGCCTTCAAGCAGGTCATTTCTGGTGGCGCTGTGACCTACGGTTACGGCTACCTCAACGTGTCTGAGCTGCCCAAGCTCAACAGCAACCAGGTCAACACCGTTGACGCTGCGCTGACCGTCATTGGTCGCAGCATGTCGTACTAAGCCCCCCAAGCCCCACCGGAGCAATTCGGCGGGGCTTTTTCGTTTCCGGCGCAAGCCATCCCCAGCACCGACGCAGGCCGCTGTCTTCCTTTCGCAGGGAAGCGGCGGCTTGCGCACGGGCGTTTTTAACCCTGCGAAAGAACTACCATGGCAAAAATCAAGCTCGGCAACCGCCCCAAATCGTTCAAGCGCATCGTCACATTCGACATGCTGGAAGGTGGCAAAGGCTCTATCGAATGCACATTCCGTTACCGCACTCGATCTGAATTCGGCACCTTTATCGACAAACTGATGGAAGCCGCAGGCGCACGAGAAAAGCCCGATGGCGAAAAGTTCAGCATGGCTGAGTTGATGGAAAAAACCGCTGGTCAGAACGCCGAATACATCCTTGACGTTCTTGATAGCTGGAACCTGGACGAAGACCTGAACAAGTCCAACGCGCAGCAACTCGCTGACGAACTGCCAGCCGCAGCCGCAGCCATCATGGAAACCTACCGCACCGCAGTGACGGAAGGGCGCCTGGGAAACTGAGGGAAGCCGGGGCCGCGCTCTACGCAAAAGAAGAGGCGGCACCGGCAAATGCGTTTCTCGCTGCGCTTGCTGCGAGAGACGAAGGCAAAAGCGTGGAGGTGTGGCCCGAAAACTGGCCTGCCTTCGTGCTTTTTGCCAGCGTGCAAACGCAGTGGAACGTATCTATGGGCGGGCCTACGGGGTTGCGCTATGAGGCGCTGTACCCACTGCTAGACCGCGAAACCAGCGACCCCAGCGAGTGGCGGGCGCTTTTCCATGATGTCCAGGTTTTGGAGAGCGCTGCACTCAAACAGATGGCCGACAACCGGGCCGAAACCTAAGCCGCCTACGGGTGGCTTTTTCTATTTTTGGAACCTCATGTCCGATCTCAGCATACAAGGCGAAGTAGTCGTCAACTCGGAGAAGGCAGAAAGCGCTTTTGACCGCGTTGGTGACAAAGCGTCGCAGATGGCCAATGAGGTTGCCACGTCTGCGGGCAAGGCAGGTCAGGCCGTTGACAAGATCGGCGACGGCGCGGGCGCCAGTGCGGAAAAGTTCACGCGCGCGGAAAGCCGCATTTCGGCATCCATCAAGCGCGCCACGAACGAGCTGGAGCTGCTGGGCAAGACGGCATCGCAGCGCCTGGAGTTCAACATTGCGGACAAGGGGCTCGACGCGGCCAAGTTCGAGCCTGCTCTGAAGAAGCTGCGCGAGATCGAGGCCCAGGCCCTACAGGCCCAGCGCGCGGCCACCGGATCGCTGGACAAGATGGGCATCAGTGCGGGCCAAACGGCTGCGGCATTGCGCCAGTTGCCCGCTCAGTTCACGGACATCGTTACCAGCCTACAGGGCGGCCAAGCCCCATTGACGGTGTTGCTGCAACAGGGCGGCCAGATCAAAGACTCCTTTGGTGGCGCTGGAAGCGCTGTGCGCGCCCTTGGCGGGTACGTCGCCGGATTGGTCAACCCATTCACCATGGCCGCTGCTGCCATTGCCACGATTGCCGTGGCCTACAAGCAGGGCAGCGCAGAAGCCGACGGCTACCACATGGCGCTGGTGATGACGGGAAACGCCGCAGGCACCACCGCCGCGCAAATGCAGCAAATGGCAGGGCGCATCAGCTCTGTCGTCGGCACACAAGGCGCAGCCGCTGAAGCCCTGGCCCAAATGGCCGCAAGCGGGCGCGTGGCGTCGCAGAGCCTAGAATACTTCAGCGAAGTCGCCATCAAGTTCGAGCGCGCCACCGGCACGGCCATTTCCGAAACCGT